GTCTGCTGCTGAACACGAATAACCTTACCAATCTTCTGAACCAACTCAGAAGACCCCGAAGGCCGAGTCGTCGTCAAACCACCAGACACAGCAACATACAACTCGTCACCCACACTATAACCCGGAGTATCCGTATCAAAATTCTGCAAAACACCAGAAACAACAACGTCACCCTGGCCATTAACAACCAAATCCTGATCCAACAAACCCATAGCAGGCATCGTGCCCGCAGAACCAGCAGACGACCCCTGCACCTCAATAGCCCCAGAAGCCCCCACAGCGCCAGTAGCATACACAGGATCGCCCTGCGACAAAGCCACACTATCCACGTTCTTCACTTGCAAATGAATAGCGCCATGCAAATCACCGTAAAAATCGTCAGCCGTTACCGAAGTCAAAGTAATATCTGAATCCAAATTAACCGTAACAGGACCCGACGTGCCGCCACCATTCAAATTTGTACCAGCCGTCACCGAAGTAATATCACCAACAGCAGCAGCACCCGCAGCAGCAAACGCCAACAAAGCACCACGACGACCCTCAATAAACGAAACAAACACCGGATCATCAACCGACAACCCAGGACCAGCAACAGGAACATCAGGAATCTGCGCGCCACCAAACAAACGTGGAACCTGAACCGTGACAGTATCACCATCGACAGCTTTCACCACGCCACGATAGAAACCCGTCGGTTCAGTAGATACACTTCGGCTAGCAGGCGAGCCGTAACGTGAAGGGTCCATCAGGTTTTCCTCTCGATCGCTTCCCAAGTGTCACGGTCCACGATGCCCGTAGAAGGCAGACCGACCTTGGTCTGGAACTGCTTGACAGCAGTTTCGGTGTTGCGACCAAACACGCCGTCGATACTCAATAGGCGGTTAACCGTTTTAGAAGGCAACGGCTCCGTAGACTGCTTTGCGGAGTTCCAAGCCGAGCCCGGGTCACCCGTCATCGTATGAGCCGGAGGACCTAGGTTAACGACACCACCACGGCCCTCAGAACGATTCTGTGACGGAGGCCCGCCGCTAATCGGGTTCGGTGTACCGACGGCTTCTCCTGTAGCTTTAGTATTAGGAGCGACCGTGTTACCTGACCCATAACCAGACGTCGCCTGCAACAGCGCAGTCTCCTTAGGTGTTCTAGTAACAGGAGTAGAAGGTACCGGAACACGTAGCGTTAAACCTCCAGCCGATAGCGTCAGAGCCGGTCCATCTGCAAGGTCAGTTTCCGTAGTCTGAGTCTGCTGACGCTGTGGCCGTACAGTCGACGTAAACTCACGAACCGCACGCTGAATACGCTTCACGCACTCGCCACGATCGCCACGCTGGAACGTCTGCAACGCGCAACCACCCAGATTCTCCGTGGAACGACACGAAATACGCACCTGAGACTCAGGCTTAATATCAACCTGCACGTTCTCAACCATCAAATCAATCTCGTCAAAATCACCCATACCGATAATGCGGATAGCCATGCCAGGGGTAAGCTTGGTAGCTACAGCGGTCTTATGGAAACGGATGTCCACGCCACCACTATACTTGTCGTCCACGCTACGCTTAAAATCGGCGTCTAGCAAAACAAGTGTGTCGTCGGTCGTGGCAGGAATACGGACAATCTCCGGGTTCTGGTTGGCAATAATTGTTTTGTCGGTAGCGAAGAAGAGTTTGTTGTTTGCCTCAAACAACGAGAACTCGTTCTCTTTAGCCAGTTTGCTGAGAACGTCCCACGTAGACTCGTCGGTGTTGTCTTTCTGGACGCGCTGAATAGGGTCACCGACAGCAGTGACCTCACCAAAAAACTCCATGCCAGCCTCAGCGGCTTTGATCTGAGCGAACTGGGTCGGAGAAATGCCGGTCCAGGTTTGATTACCTCGATCTTCCATTAGTTTGTAAGCATTGTAGGATCGGCCATTTAGCTGCACTATCTGACGGCCTTCACGATACTGCATTGAAACTTTGGTGAGCCTGTAGAAATAACCGTTATAATTCATAGTTCGTTCCAAGTCAAAGTATCCGTTTTTGTACATTTGAAACTCGGGGTCATAAAGCTGCACAGTTAGACCGCTTACAGAGTTAGCAGTAAGTCGCTGTTCACATGAAATAATATGCTGACGAACACTAACGTTGAGTTCACCGATCTCTCCAAGGTAAAAAGATTCTCGCCCGTACGACTCGATCTCTTCAAAATCGCCCAGGTCAGGATTCCAAACAATAAGATTGCCAGAACCATCGCGAAACGGCACCTTACTGGACTTCGCCCAATCAATAAAAGCAGCAGCGGTATCAAGCGCTGGCGGAATAAACGTGTCGGACATAACTACGGCTCCACCGCAACGTCCTGCCGCCGAATAATGATATGATTAATCGGCGTAAACGAAAGATCCTCCGGGTTTTCAGGCTCGGGAGACGCAACTGCCGGGCTAACCGGGGGAGGAGCGCCGATAGGGGTAACGGCAGTAAGCTCACCCAGCAACGGGTCAAATTCAGGAGCCTCCGTCAACTGAATAGAAACGTTTGCCTGAGTCAACTGGCCTTCCAAGTTGCGGTATCGAGAGTTAATATCCATTTGTGTGATTCTAACACGATAAGGTAGCGCTGACAAGCCATAGATAAACTCGCAGTCTATGTCAGCAGCAGCCATCTCTCTAAGAGTGGAGAGAGTGTCTTCAACAATATCTTTACCGCCCGTACGCTTATCTGCAATCATCGCAGTAAAAGTCACCACGTTCAACTGAGGAGCAGTATGAACCAGCAAAGGCTGAAGTCCCGGCCGGGAAATCTGCGAGTACCGCAACGCAATGTTGGCGTATTTGACGTCTACGGGTCCGTACGGGAACTCAACCTCTAGCCCGGATTCCTCGCGCATAGCAACCACGGCTTTATCTCCAGGAATATCTAGCCTTTGACCGGTACGCTGAGGCACCTGCTTCAAGACAGCGCGCATCGGAGCCGTTGTACGGTTAACTACACGGCGGGCGCCTGTTGTTTGGTTAATTCTAGTAAAATTTACGTTAGGCATTATTCCTCCTCGTTAGGTATCGCGACCCCGAAACCCAGGCGTCGGCTCTCGTGGCCCATTGCTATTATTGCTATTAGTGCCCGGCTGGGTAACTCTTTCTCCCGACTCGTTAACGCTAACTCTACCCCTAGTACCAACAACGGAAATTCCGTTGGATTCGACAGCGTCGTTAACAGCATCTGTCACATCTTCACCCATTCTAGCCGTTTGCGTCTCAACAATTTCAATGATCTGCTGCTTAACATCTTCAGTTATCAAGCCGTTGATCTCAAGACCCACAGTAATAGGATTGCTAATACTCAGCATGTTGCCCATAGCAGTACCAATATTTTGATCAATATAGGCTTGCCGGGCTTGAGTGTAAGCACCGCCCATAACATTACCAGCAAACTCTCGATCGAATTTCTCTCCCAACCTATCACGCAGCACATCTTCAGCGCGACCACCGAAAGCAAAGTCCAACCTTTCTGCAATAACTTCCAAACTGGTATTGCCTTCGCCAATCAACTGTGCAATGGTTTTGTTTTCTTCCAGCAAATCTATATTGTTATCAATAAACTCTTGGGTAAACTGAGACGGGCCAAAGATAGTCTCCAACATTTGGCCAGCAGTAAATTCGGCACCCCTGGCTTCCTGACCCTCTTCCAGCATAGACTGAGTGAAGATATTGGTATACAACGCCTCAATAAGCCTCATGCCCTCTTCAGACTGGGCAGCCAAATCCAAATCGCCACCGAACATAGATCGAATCTGAGCTTCCAAACCTCCCTGAGTTTGTTGAAGCCTATTCCTGTTAGCCGTAGTGTCCGCAGCGATAACATTGAAACCAAAAGCGCCCGTAGCATCCCTAGCAACATTGTTAAAGTTTTCAGCGGCCAAACTATTAAAGTCAATATTGTTCAAACTGCGAGCAAGCTGATCGGCTTCATCCGCTGCGTAACCGAACACTTCAGTAAGCAACTCGACTCTAGAACCAACCTTAGTCTCGATCTGACGACTAAGGTCGTCAAACACAGGCTTCAAATCGTCCAGACGCTCTTTAAGCTCTTCAGCACTCATATCGCCCTGCTTGGCGACCTCTTCAAAGTTTTCCAGAGTATGATTAAAGTTAGCCAACGCTTCTTCAGCAGAAAGAGAAGTGGTAGTCAATGACTCTTGAGTGAAACGATTCAGGTTGTTGGTTCGACGTCTTTTGGCCCGACCTGCCGTAAACAAAGTGCCCAGACCGCCGATAGCGCCACCAGCAAGAGCGCCCAAAGGACCGCCCAGCATGAAACCGAGAGCAGCGCCACCACCGGCACCCTGAAGCATGTTGAAAGCAGACGTGTCGCCAGTAGCCCGGGCATCACCAAAAGCGTTCATCATGCTCATAGCGCCGATCATGCCACCAGCCATCGTGGCGCCACCGGCAAGCTTAGAAATTCGGTTAAAGCGCGCAGGGCTTTTCCCAGTACCAGTCACAGACCCTGCGGCAGTATCCAAAGCATTGATTACACCGTACATTCGGTTCTGGCCCAAACCTCTCAAGAAGTTTCGCTGCACATTGCCTTTCGTATCAAGCATTCCGTAACCCGGAGACAGCCGCTGCATAAACCTATTACCCAAATTAGTGGACGCCATGTACATCCCCAGCTCGGCGCCCAAACTATTCACGCCGTCAGCACGACGCTGCCTACCTCGCCTACCAAAACGACCCTTCAGCATCATGCCGCCCATCAACAAAGCAGCAGGACCAACATCACCAAAGCGGCCAGCATAAGAACTCACACCACCAAGCACAGGAGCAATCACCTGCATAAGGTTGCTCAAGATCGCCAACACGCCAGGCAAGCCATTCAGAACAATGTCCTTCAGTGTGGTAGCGATCTCCTTCATAGGAGGAACCACATCCGTGGCGAACTGATTAAACGCAGCCGTCATACGCTCAACAACAGACACCATGCTGTCGCCGCCGCCAGAACCAGAAAAGAACGCCTCGAACACGTTACCGATAGACGCACCAAACTCCCTGAACGTGTCAGCGTTCTGAGTCAGCGTCCTGTTGAAACGATCCAGAACGCCGTTACCTCCCATCCCGCCAAAGATCTCGCCAAACACCGACATGAGTACTTCAGCGCCGGACTCCAACGGACGCAAAGCGTTACCCATGCTGCGGAAGAACATCCTCGTGGAGGATGCCATGTCAGACATGCGGCTAACAAAACCCTCCAAACCAGGCAGCGTCTTGTCTATCAGACGGAACAACGAGTTCGACATTTTCTGCAAACCAGAAGCCAAACCGTTCGAACCCAAAACCATATCGCCAAACTTCATAATCAGTGGAATCGAGCGCTGGAAAAATACTGTCAAAGTGCTACTCATCAAACGAATAGTGTCACGAGTCGGACCCAACAAACCCTCGCCCACATCAGCAAAAACAGAAAGAAGTGACTGCATTTCAGTCTTTAACGTGCCGATCACAGTAGCACCCATAACGTTCTGCAAACCAGAGAAACCTGTACCTGACGTCAGGCCGCCACTAGCAAGCAACTGAATAAGCTGCTGCCCTTGCAAATCGCCAGCACGCCCAGCCGCAGCAGCACCACCAGCAGACTTACCAACAGCCTCCTTAAACGTGCCCGGATCGCCGCTAATCGCACCAATCAACGACGTCATCTGCTTACTGTCGCCGCCACTAATGTTAAACAACTCAGACAAAACAGCGTTTTGTTGGCTAACACCCACACCAGACTTCGCAAGGCCACGCAAAGCTTGCTGAGTAACCTCAGAGCCCATCAAACCACGAAGCATGGGGCTAACAGTGCGGTTACGCACCGCTGCGCCCCCAACACCGCCAGTAAACGGAGACAACTGAGCTTCCTGGAACTGCCTCATAGATGCCGCAGCAATAGACACAGCCGTAGCCGCAGCAATAGCAGCAGCAGCAACGCCCTTAAGAGCAATCGAGTAACCCTGCGCCGCTACTCTACCTGTCGCCATCGCCAGTTTAGCCCCCAACAAAGCCGTGGTGAGAACAGCCACCTGACCGGCATACGCAATAAACGAAAACTTGGTAAAGATAGCGAAGAACTTCGTAGCCATCTGACCGACACGTTGGAAAGTCCTACCCAGCTTACCAAAACGGCGATCAGCACGGCTCATGCTGCGGCCCATGTTCTTCATCGAACGATCATTCGACTTAGCAGTGCGTTCAAACGCCTTCAACTGGCCAGTAGCTTTGGCCAGCGACGACGTATTCGTATCGACATCAAGTTTTAGCGTAACGCGCTCTACAACTGCCACGACACTTCCTTAGTAGACTACTATTTATAGTTTAGCGCATAGGCACTACTGTAGAATGACAAAGGCCACCCCGAAGGGCGGCCTTTGACCGGATCAAGCACTAAGACTAACCACGCTTGCGCCTTTCTTCTTCTCGATCCCGTATAATTATCTGAGCGCAAGCCAGACGAATCATCCACTCTTCTTCAGAGCAATCGAGAATTGCTACAGGGTCCGTACCCCAAAGCTCACCGAATCTAGCCGCAGTCTGAATCCGGGCATCATCGGTCAGCAAGTCTAGGACCCGCTCGTAGGGTCCTCCTCAGCCTCAACATCATCGCCGTAGCCAGAGTTATCGAGAATCAACATAGCAGTAGCCTCAAGATGGGCGTCAACACCGAAGAAGTCGCGAATACCGTGGGGAACAATCTCAAACTTCTCGACATCCATCATGTCGGCAAACTCTTGCGAGTTGAAGACCAGAGGAGAGCCATTATCACAGAGAGCAGGCTCACCATTTACATGAATTTCCTGAGCCGTATCACCAACCACGAGACACGCAAACTTGATGTTGTCAAGCTCACCAGTCTTTCGGTTGCTGGACTTCTTCCGCCAAGACTTAAGCTGAGCGTTCGAAATATTAGGCGAATAAACTACCGAAACGCCCGTACGCTGCTTAACCTCAATCTCCACGTCGGGAAGATTGACTTCTTCCGCAACAATAGCTCGAAGCTGAGCAAGGACGTTTTTGCTGTCTTTATCCTCCGAGGGGACATCGCCCAACTCAGAGCTGAAAGTTTCTTGAAAATCACTCATACCCATATCCTAATGCATCAAAGAAACAAATGTCAATAAACGCGAGAAAGCCCGCCCCCCTACAGGAGCGGGCCTCTCAGCGCCTGTTTACCCTATGTTGAACTAGTCGTCCTGCGTGTCAGCAGCCACAGCGCCAACCGAGAAAGTCAGCGAGAAAGTAGCCGGAGCGCCGGAAGCCGAATCGCCGTCGGGCTCAGAGATACCGACCAGCAGAGCCCGATGGTAAATACGGTCCGCCTTGTCGTTCGCAAGATCACAGTCCAGAGTGAAAATCGAAACATCGTAGTACACCTGGCCCACCACTTGACGAAGCTTGCGCAGAGGACCGCCATCACGATCCACGTCAAAATGACGGGTAACAGTAATATCGCCAATCTCGGCAGGGGCACACAGCACCTCAGGGGTCAAAGCACCGCCATCGTAAATCTTTTCGACATTAGCAGTAATTTCACCACCCGAAACCTGAGCAAACTTACCATCAACAATGGGGCCTTTACGATGACCCTCTTCATTGACACGACGAATTGATGCAACAATCTGCCTTTGTGAAGCCTTCTTACCAGCCATTGTATTTCCTCCTTAGATCAGACGACCGAAGCCGTAAGGTTGCTCTTAGTGATAGTAACATTAATCTTGTCACCAACCGAAGAGACGCGGATACCAACATCAACCTTAACCTGGCCGTTAGCAAGCTGAGAAGCAGGGTTGTTATCGTCGTTCACGACGACAGAGTAACCCGGGTCAACACGCTCGCCACCGGCATCGAAGGCTTCATAAAGGCCACCCGAGATCCGGTGAGGATCAAGCATGGCAATCATCGAACCACGAATCTGGCCAAACAAACCACCGCGGCTATCAATCGTAGAGAAGACAAAGTCTTCCAGTCGCTCTTCAGCCTCAACCGCAATATGGTTAACCATATCCTGGAAAGTGATGAAACGCCAGTTGGCTTCGTCAGTCGAAAGCGAGCGAGCGCCGTAAACTCGAATCGAGCCGCCAATCGAGCGGATAGCGTTGACTCGGGCCTCGTCAAGTAGATCGCCAGCAGCCTTGTCGACCGCATAACCGTCCTCAATGCCCTTCACATAGGAAGAAGCAGCAGAAATCAGGCCAGCACCGGCACGGTGCGGAGAACCAGCCTCGTTAATCGCCTTTGAGCGGGCCGCAGCAGCGAACGTCTCCGGGGAGATCGTCACCGTGAGACCAGCATCAGCCGGGTCCTCAACCTTGATGTGCGGATAGAAGAAAGCCATACGACGGGCCTCATCACCAGCAGCCGTTCCAGCAGCAGCAGCATTCGTCTTAGCAACGTCCACATCGGTGCCAGCAGCCAAAGCGCAGAAAGCGATACGGTGGTTAGCCGTAGCGTGGCTCTCAAGGTTTGCGTAAGCCGTCGTGGAGGTCTGACCTGGCATACACACAACGCCAGCACCAAGGTCGTAAGTGAACAGGCCGAGAGCAGTGTTGTATTCAGTGTCAGTGGTAGCCGAACCGTCAGTGCCGCCAGAAAGCGTAACCGAACCTTCAGCCGGATTGCTGGTGCTATCAGTGTTGTTCTCAGCAACAACGAGGTGCGAAACCGAAGAGGTGTTGATGTACGAGACAGCAGCAGCAACGTCGGCAAGGTCAGGGGTGGTCAGGAGAAGATCGCCGTCCAGGGTCACCGTAATGCGGAAACCGCCAGCGAGCGAGTTAGCACCGATAACAGCGATTACTAGATCGTTGCCCCAAGTACCGACATCAGCGGCATCGAAGTCGATCGTATCTAGCGAACCGTCATTAAGCGTGCCCTCAGCAACAGCACCGCCATTAACAACGCGGCCGACATAAGCACGAGAGCCGCCATTCTCGAAGAAAGTCTTTACTGGAACCCACGCAGTAGTGGAAGTAGTGTACTCTCCATAGTACGTTTTGAACTCGCTGAAGCTTCGGACCAGCTTAGCCTCATCGGTGGGGCCACGCTGAAACTCGCCAGCAATAAACATCTGGCTAGATTCAACAGCACCCACACCGGTAGGACCGGAGCGGACAGCGGTGGTAACAACAACACCGGGCATGATGCCTCCAATATAGGGAAATAAAACAGGACAGAGGCATCGGCCTCTACTGTATATTGTACCAATTTATCGGCTCAAGAAATGGTAACTGCGTTAGAAGCCACAGAATAGGCGCCTGTACCATCAGAAGTCACGCCAGCAACACGCCACTGATACGTAGTTCCGCTTGTAAGACCAGTAACCGTATGCTCAGTCACATTACCTTCAGGGCCTGTAATCGTGGACCAGTTGGTGCCGCCGTCAGTAGTCTGTTGCAGCGAATAGCTTGTCACACCCAACCGACCACCCTGCCAGGTGGGAGCATGCCAGTCAAGAGCAACAGAGCTGCCCGTAGCGATAGCTGTGAGTAGAGTGGGGGCGTTCGGCAACCAATCCATCAATTCAACTTCCAACTCGACACCAGAAGCACGAACAGTACCTAGAGAAGCACGAGTCGGTGTTTCTTGAGCGCGAAGATCATAAGCAATGAACGACGCACAGGCCACACGATCACCTTTCAACAAGGTCAAATCAGAATATTCTTCTCGAAGGCTAGTGTCGTCAACACGATAATTGCAGTCGTATGCGTTGTCATGATTAGAGTTCTGAAGCCGAGGGTTATCAATCAACAAGTCACGAACAACCGTGGTAAGGTCATCACGAACATCAGTCGCACGGACAGCGCCTTCGCCACGCGCCCAAACATAAGTTCGCATCTGGTAAATGACACCGTACTCAGGTTCATGCTCAGCGTAATCATCAACCGCCAGGCCGCCCATTCCCATAACGACAGTAATTAGCGACGGCCATTTATCAACAGCGGTCGGCTCGTACGGGTAATAACGGCGGGGATCAGGAAGATCAGAGGAGCTGTAGTTCCACTCATTTCGATACTGGGCAATGCGCGGAGGCATAGCGTCAGCCAAGAACCGTGAAACAGCCATTCTCGCATTTCTTGCACCAAGCATCATAATAAATCACCTCTTCCCTTATGTTAGTCGATTAGCGACGCACCATGTTAAGTGCGCGTCTAAACGCCCCAACCGGGTTCTCTCCATAAGCGACATGATCCAAAGCGTCCCTGCCGAGTCCCTCAGCGAACGAGCGAGGAACAAACACAATTTTACGAGCAGCCATATCTTCAGTACCTGTCTGATGGAAATGAGCATAATTAAGACTAGTGCCAAACTCTGCCTGCTTGAGGCCAATATCACGGACAGCACCACGAGCATTTGAAACTGTCAACGAATTCCTCAAAGCACCTGTGCGGACCAAAGTACCGCCCGCACCATAATCCTCAAGCTTCCAATCAGAATACGCAGGCTTCCAACCTCCAACCAAACCACCCTGGCTGGCGAAGTTCTGAGCGTGAGCCTTTTCCAAATCTTTCATAGCGGCTTTAAAGACGCCTCGGAAGTTCCTGCTGCGGAGACGAACTCCACGGATATACCTATAAAACGGACGCAGGTCAACATCTGACCTGACACGAGTACGGCGGCGCGCCATGATCAGCCCGTCAATCCAAAGCCGACCTTCACACGACGATAACGCTTCACAGCACGAAGCTCAGTATCCGAAAAACCCGTGTCAAGCGGACCCACATTACGAGTCTCAAGATCCTTAATACCCAACACGTCATCATGCATGTTCTGCATCTCACGAGAAGCAGCACGCAAAATAATGCTCTTAAACACCTTGATGTTAGCGCCGTCCAAGCCAGCATTATACGTCACAGTGATCTTCTCACGCGCATACGCATACGGAATCTCAATACCGTAATCGTGGACGAAATAATCCTTGTTTTCAGTCAACGTGCGAACCGTAGCGCCCACGTTAGCAGCCGTAGACGTCACCGTAGCCACAGAATGAACTGGACTATTCTTTAGGTACACCACGTGCGGGTTACGCATAGCTGGTGCGTTATCAATGTACTGATTGCCAGTTAGGGCGCTACCAAGGTAGGAGCCGTAAGGGGCGGAAACGTGGGTAGACGGAACGACATGATGCTCAGTGAAGTCGCGCTTCGTTACGGGCCTGCCGAGGTACAGCTCAAGGTCGCTTTCGAGTCCGTCTAGGATGAACTCTGCTGCGTCTTCTTGACGATTCGACAGGTCGATATCCATGTAGGTTAGGATGTCGTCAACCGTAACAAGGTTAGCCACGTCACTACCTCTTTAATGATTAGCGGTTAAAGCGTCGGGCAAGCTCGTCATCCAAAGCCTGGTCACTGGGACGCTTGAACGGCGTCCGCTGCGACGCAGGCACTGTCTGCTGACGTCGGTTGTATTCCTGCTCAAGAACACCGGCGATCCGGTCACGAGCGTCAGCAACCTGATCGGGTCGGATACCCAAACGCTCTGCGGCGGCGGCCGTAGCGGGAGAAACGAATCCGCTTCCAGCGTCAGCGGGAGCATCAGCCTCATCTGAACCAGGCGCATCATTGTTACGCTCACGGTACTTCTCACGAACATCACGAGCATCCGCTTCAAACGCTTCTTCAATTTCTTCGCGAGTAGAAGCCTCGTCCAAACGACGACGACGACGCTCAAGAATCTCACGGCGCTGCTCAGGCGTCAAACGAGTGTATTGGCGCCACAACGGGATAGCCATGATCAAAACCTTTCGGACAGAGAAAAACCTTACAAGTCTATTCTACCATAGACTCAATCAAAAAAACCTACAGCCTCCAACAACACATGCGCCTTCAACCGCAAATCGCTCAAAGGGCCATCGTTACGGACAACAGTATCAGGCTCCAGGCCTAACCAGGCCGTCTCAGAAGCATGAACGTCATGCTCATCTTCATCAAGCGACGGCCGATCAACACGAACCACATAGCCACCGGAATCCTTAATAGCGTCATACTCGTTCGGAAAACGCACATCTGGGATCAAAACCAAAGAATCCTCAGGAAGGTCTACAACCCTACCCATAACTAGATCAACCCAAACATCATTACCAAACACAATACGCCCGCCCTCAGTGCCCAAACGCTGAGCAAACTGACGAAACTCCGGGTACTCCTTAGCAGTCTCATAACCATGCTCATCAATAACCGTGGCGTAACGAACAAACTCGCCGTCCTCGTAGCCAATGATAGGGTCTACCGCATACATAATTTCACGGATAGCGTCAGCAAAAGCGAACACATGTACGTCATCAGCGCTACCCGAAGCTCCAGCCACGGCCTCAGCGAACTCGTTCTTACCGGCGCGCTTGCGCCCCATAATACCTATAACGGTAGGCATCACTGACTCAATCGCTGGGCAATAGTTTCAGCCATCGCTGAGGTAAACAGGGCGGTGGCAATCAAACCACCGAACGCCACACGCACCATATTCCAAAGCGACAGGTCGTATTCGTTGTCCAAACCGACGTCAACTAGGGCCACAGCAGCGGTTGCCAGGGCCAGACGAAGAACAATCATGAGCAGAACTGCGATACCCGATGCCTTCGGCTGTTCGGGTTCTTGGTTAAAGCCGCCCATAAGGCGGCGCATACGCTCTTCACGGTCAAAAGTGTTCATAGTATCCTCCTGAGGAAAAATCGACTAATAACTCATATTCTATGCCGGGCCTGTTGGCAGTGTCAAGCCCATTCGGCTAGACGGGCGCAGCGGCGCATCCAGTCTGCCGTATCTTCAAGCTCCAAATCTACAAGATCTTCTCCAGCCATAGCCTCTAGATAATCCCAACAAATGCCAAAAACCAAACGCTTTTCGCCGTCCAACAACGACAACGCTGAGTAAAAATCATCTGAAATCATCGAAGCTTCAATACCCGCCGCAAGCTGAAGACCTGAAACAACATCACTACCTGAAACGCAACGACTCACAGCGCGATCCAACAAAGCAACAGCCTCACTACGACGAACAGTCAACGGCAAACACATACACTTATTTTAGCCCACAACCCACAAAGCCACCGGCATAAACCGGTGGCTTGTGAGAGCCCGCTTCCTCACCCCCCGGCCTCTGCAAAGGGCTACAGGAGAGCGGCTCATCACCTCCTCGACTACAAACTAGGCCGTAAAAACCTAATAATTAGCCGAAGAGGGTATTAATCTCTGTCTGACCAGATCGCTGTACTCGGGCGGAAGAAACGCCGGACGAAGAAACAGTAGAAGCATCAAAGGACCACATGGGTAAACCTCCATAGTCAAACGGTATGTATCTATAGGATACACGATAACCAAAGGTTACTGCTAACGATATATGGAATTGTTAACCCATGCGGTCCTTTTATCCGCTACCTCACAGGGCAAGCACCCGTGGCACAATCAGCGTCGTCAAGCTCCATAGCGGTGTTCTCTTCGACGTGGTCCGTACCGAACGGAGTCAGAGCGCCAACCATCTCAGCGTACTCTTCCTCGGTCAGCTCACCAAGCGGAGCCTGAGCGAAACCATGGTCCGAGTGAAGCAAGAACGAAACCGACTTCATCTCCTTCCAGTACTTGCCCAGGTACTCCATGATGCCCGGAAGCTCTTCCATGCGATAGTACACTGTGACCGAGACAGCGTTGTCAGCCCAGACACGCTGAAGCTTGCGGACAAGGTCCATCTGCTCAATAGCGGTCATGTCTTCAGCCAACACAGTACCCTCAGGGAACTCACACGGGAAGTCGATGATCGAAGTACGTGCGTCCTCAGTGCCATCAAAGTTCAGCACCGGGTAGGTGTCGTAACCGTGGTCGGCGCAGAACTGAACCAGCGGGTGGTCAGCGGCGATACGCATACGCTTGACGAACTTAGAACTGAAGCCCGGGTGAACGCCAGGAGTGACGCCAGGAAGCAGGCTAAGGGTACCGGAAGGCTTGACAGTGGTCAGGCGGACCGACTCGGGCCAGCCACGCTCAGCAGACCACTCTTCGTCCATCTTGCGAAGCGAAACGTAAGCCTCGTCCAGCCAGTCGATCTTGTCGAGAGCCTGAGCAACGCCGGTCACGCCAAGACCGAGACGCATGTTCTGACTGGTAATAACATCCGACTGGTGGTCAATGTACGGCATGGCGGCGATAGCCTTCTGCACCTTGAACAGCAGCGACGAAACCTCAATCAGTTCATCGACCGACTCGATGCGAGGCAGGAAAATCTCGCACAGGTTGCACGACTCACGGTGAGCCAGCGGGATCTCAGCGCAGGGGTTAACGCCAACGACCGAATCGTCACGGCGGATCTCGCCCATGCGTCCGAACTCGCGAGAGTTCTCAAGGTTGAAGAAACCGTAAGGTTCGCCGTTGCCCTTGTAGCCAGACCAGATGTTGGCCTCGGGGTCAAGAGCAAGACGCGCCATCTGCTCGTTCGACACGAACACCGAGTTGTTGGACATGGCACGGTAGTTCGGCACGTTACCAAGGTCCCAACGCTTGGCCATCATGTACGACTCGTCCTCAACGTCGCCCAGAGCGATCTCGGCCGAACGACGCACGTTACCGGCCACCACGATCGAACCGATGATGTTAAGGATGTCGAGAACCTCGACCGAAGTGAGGTGACGGCCAGCAGCGCCAGACATCACGTCAGCGATCTGAAGGGCGCCCTGGATCAGGATGTCCGGGCCAGAAGCGGTACCGCCAAAGCCGTGGATCGGCTCGCCGTACGGACGGACAAGGTGCGTGGCGAAAGTCAGGGAGTCCTTGACCTCGGGGCCGCCAACGAAGGTCTCGACGACGCGCTCAATAAGCTCTGCCCATCCCTCACGGGTGTCAGGCACGATGAAATCAGCGTCGTTCACGTCGGAGTGAATGACCGTGGCGTTACGGACCATACCGAGACGCTCCGGCTGATTGCAAGAGAAGCCGACGCCGCCGCCAAGCATAAGGCGGTCGATTGCCCACGAGAAATCTTCAGGGCACTGGACGTCAACGAACCAGCAGTTCACCAGCGAGTCGCCGCCGATGCGGGTGTTGTTGTCGGTTCCAAGCTGCCACAGCATACGACCAGCAACACTGCCCTTGAGATAGAACAGCTTGTCGTAAAGAACCTCTGCTTCTTCCTGGGTGAGGCCAGCGCCGATAGCCTGAGCGCCGTTGACAACACGCTGAATCGTCTCGTGCCATTCCTCGGTGCGTTCACCCTCAGCGACCGGGCGCGCATACGTGCGCTTGTACACGATGTAACCAAGACCGTTGAAACCCCAACCGGGGTCCTTGTCAGCGTAAGCCTCTGCGAAGTTGTCAGAGATTGCGAACTCCATAATAAATATCCTCTCGTGAATGTCTTTGTAGATAGAAAAGAGATGAGCCGCCGCTCCTCCTCAAGGGGGCTCGACTCATCTCAGGGGGTAAGTGTATCTTAGCAAAGAACGAATGCCAACTGCAAGCGCGTATCTTGAAAGGAATCCACAATGCTGTGGAAAAGTAAAAGCCCGCCCCCGGAGGGACGGGCCTTGACCAGAACTAGCTGAAGAGAATCACTCAGCTTCAGAAGCCTCAGCTTCCTCAGCAGCAGCAGCCTTCTTCTTCGCAGCCTTCTTTACCTTCGGTGCCCAGTCCTCGTCAGCCTTCTTTTCGGGCTTCGGAGCCGGAGCAGCCTTAGGCGCTTCAGTCAACCACACAGCACGATCCTGAGCAGGAAGACGCTTCAGGCCAGCCTCGCCGCCCTTGGCAACGATCATCTCGGCATCAGCAGCAACCACCTCAAGAACCGCGCCGCCCTCGCTCATAGAGAACTTGGAGCCGACCTTGAGGTCCTTAATTGCAATACGCATAAAAATCCCTTTCAGGAAGCTTGTACTAACTAAATATATTCTACCACAGGTGCCTATGAAGCGGGTTCTTGTCATAATTAGTCTGACCCGAACGGTACGGCAAGAAGCCGCCCATCCGAAGCGCAGCCCACATCGCACCACGCTTAAACCAGCCCTTACGGCCATCCACCGACTTCATCACCTGATAGAACGCCGCATCGGCTTGACGGCGTGAAAACGCATTAGTGCCAGCATACATGTAGTCGTGGAAGTACGCTGCGATACGCTGCGACCCAACACCACCACGCTGCCACCAGCGAGCAAAAAACGGGATAGACGCAAAGTCAGTCAAGAACCCCTCAGGCACCTCAACGTGAAAATCTGTACCGGCCCAGGTGAACACGCCTTTGGCAGGGCTTTCTAGTACCCACGTTTCCCACTCGGCAGAAGTCAGGTTGGTCGAGTCTTCACCAGCAGCAATCTTTAGTTCAGCAAGCGGTGATAGTCTAACAGGGGTAGCTACCAAACGAAAACTAGATTCAGTCATTAAACACACTCGCAATCTTTTCGGCCAGTACAAAGTTGCCGCCTAGAAGACACAAGTTCAATGCACTATTGACACTTAGCTTAGCGGCTTGGACATTGCCGGAGAACAGCCCGGCGTCCTTTAGGATACTCCAAATAGCATCGCCGTTTACCAACCACGGGTGCTCTTTAAGATCACCCAGATTGTACTTCGTGTAACATTTCGACATAATGGGAGTCATGTTGACTGCAACATCTCCCCAATTGGCAAACTGTTCGATGCAGTCAAACGCCAGCTTCCGCCAATCGCCAAACACGCCCAACGCAGCAATGTGATCATCTTCGTAAGCGTGCAACTCGGGGTCGTCTACCGTCTCCCGAATCTTGTTGAAAGAAACCGCAGCCAGAATAGCATTAATGAAATCTTGATTTTCTACACAGAACGGAACGTAGTTAGGCCTGACTTCAACTGCTAGCATTTCGCCGTTGCCAAACATCCGGGCGCGTAGAATACCAAACTCTGATCCGACAGCCACTGCTTCGCGCCAAGACTCTTCAGGAAAAGCAAACGGCTCGAACAGTTGAGTCAGCTCTGGGTTGAGCGGGTCTTCCATAGAACCCCAAATCTCCATACCCGGCATACTTGAAACAAACTCAGCCAAATACATCACCGCAAACTTAGACTCATCAGGTACACGAGTCACTGAAAGCACATCGGAAAGTTTCCGATCCAACGTGCCTTCTTCTTCATAAGATTTTTGGATGATAGTATCGAACTCTTCGTCCATGGCTCCTGGGGTAGGACTCGAACCTACAACCCTTCGATTAACAGTCGAACGCACCGCCAATTGTGCTACCCAGGAATGTCTTGTACTCATATGATAGCCAAGACACTCACCTTATGGCAAGCAGGTCACCACCAGATCTGCTGCTGCTTACAAATCTGCGGCAGCTTATCCAGAAAACAATCAAACCAGTCGATAACCTTATCCATCACACATACCTCGCCAAGGCAGCGTACAACTCCGAACGCAAACGCCAATGCAGATCATGATCTTGTCGGGTCCAGTACTCGCGACGGACACCACTGCCCCAGTTGCGAACTGCGTCTTCCCAATAATACTTCATTTCTATTTTTGCTCCTTGCAAAACTCACTATACAAATGTTGGGCAGTAGAAACCCCGCCAAGCGAAACAACTCAGCGGGGGCCAGCTTCCCAAGCTCACTTGTAGTATATACCACTCAGTAACTTAGACTCCAGTGGCACTCGTCACTTAATCTTCAAACCACAAACGCATAGGATCAAAACGCTTCGGAATAAGCCGAAACAAATGTCCAGTCAACACACCCCACACAGTAATCAAAAACAAACGTCCACGCACCCCACGAGTGGCTTCATAAAAGGCAGTGCTCATCGTGGACTTCTCGCGCAGAATAGCATAAGCATCATAAACAGCGACGCCAGCGACCAGCACCGCCCAAGCTCTTTCGCCATGAAAGTTAGGTCGTGTCTGTTTCATACTTTTATTTTACTTGAAAGCGATCAATGCAAGCATGGTAAGCACGCCAACAGCAGAGCTTAACGCTACAGTCATAGTCAGCAACCATCGGACTGTGGCTTTAATCATCAATGAAGCTCCGCCATTCGGCAACCCATTCAGGATGGTTCTGTTCTGCCCAGTCCAGGAAATCTTTACCTGTGGGTTCGAACGTGGGGATCACAACACCCTCAGCGTAGCACTCACGGCTACAGAACCTCTGCCGCTCATGCACTTCTTTATAGGCTGATCCACAAACTTCGCATACGCTCATAACCTATACCTTACTCAATAAAGCCCAGGCCTGTCAACAACCCGGAAACGGAAAAGCCCCCTCCCGAAGGAGGGGGCCTCTCTCAAAGTTTATCGCTAGGTTCTAGCGACGCACCTTAACTATCAGCTATGATTAGCCGACGGTCGGGGCGGCGTCGAAGGTGACCTTGACGAAGCTCTCCGGGCGCTTGCAAGCAAGAGCCAGACGCTGCTCAGCGAGGATGACGACAGCGTTGCGGACGAAGAAGTCGCTGTGCTGCTCGGCCACACGGATGGAGGCCTCGTCACGATCGTAAAGCTGGGCGCCGGTGCCGAACGCACCAACAAGAGCGGTACCCTCAGCGATAGCCGGGGTGTCAATGACCGGAACGTTCCAGACACGGGCCTGAGCGCCCTGCTGGATGTTGACAGCCATGAGGTACTGACCGTTGGAGTCCTTGGTAAGCTCCATGTCCTCGAAGTCCGAGGGATGGACCACGACGCCGGTGGGCTCGTAGTAAGCAAGGAAAGCAAGGGTCATGGCACGACGGATAGCGTCAGCCTTGGTGTCAGCCACCGGAGCGGTAGACGGACCGGACGACCAGGAGTAGGTCTGGATGCCGGACACGTTCAGAATACCGGTGAGGTCCTCGCCGGAGCCGGAACCGTTGAGGATCTGATCGTCCTCTTCAAGGCGCAGGCCGTAGAGCAGCTCGTTGTCGATGATCGAACGGAGCTGAGGCTCGTCGGCAAGCACGTTGCGGTGTGCAGCTTCCCAGTGGGCGATGGTGCGGACCGGAGCCTGCTCGCCAACGAAGGTCATGGTGGACTGAGGCTTAAGACCGAAGTCCGGGGAGTCGTACTCCGGGACGGTCGAAGCGTTGTTGGTGAAGCCGGTCTGACGGAAGTACTCGATCACAGCAGCGTTGGTGCGGCGGACCGGGAACAGGTCACGCACACGAGTGGTGCGCTTGGCCTGACCGACAATGTCTTCACGCTGGATGGTACCGAACGAGGCAGGGGTGCCGGTCGGAAGGCCAGAGTAGACATCCTTAACCTCGAAAGCGGTCGGCATGGTGAGACCATTGGTACCGGCATCGAGGGACTTGAACTCGTGCGAGTTAACGAACGCGTCACCGATGGAGGAATACTCAGAAGCGGAAACCGGCTCGCCAGCGCCCTTAGCAGCGAACTCAGCAGCGACGGACGAAGCGGTGGCCTCGTTCATCACGCCAAGGTCGTCAAGCAGACCCTTGATCTGCTTGATCTCTGCCATGTTGGCCTGGAAAACCTCACGGTGCGCGGCGTCGATCTGCATGGTGCCATCGACAACCTCAACCGCATCAGCGATTTCCTGGTTCTGAGCAACCTTCTCAGAGAGAGCGGCGTTAAGCTCATTCATGCGACTGGAATCAGTCATCTTTTCATCTCCTGAAATAGGGGTTACTTATACGGATGACAGACCCAGTCAATGCAAAAAGCGACGACTGTTACTGTCAATGATTATACTACCAAAGCCTTGAGGCACTTTAGTGAAACTCTAGGCAAAGTAGACACTTATAGTCTATCCGATGATATACAAATGTGTCAGTGAAAGTTGTGGATCATCCGGCCTCTAGCTCAGCAATCCGAGCCTCAAGCGCCGCAATCTTGTCCTCATGAACTTGAAAACCACGGTGCAGCAACGGAAGAAACACCGACGACTTCACCGACAAAATGCCTCGCTCAGCATCCAGCTTCACGAACCCAGGCTTGACGCTCTGGACCTGCTGGGCATCCCAACCCGTCATCGTCTTCGATTCGTTTCGATCCACGATGATCGGGTCGCCGTTGTCGTCAATGCCAGTCGAAGTCTTAGACAAGTCGTACTTAATAACGTTGATCGCCATAAGATCATCGGTCGGGTCTTTGTACGCAACGATGTTCGTCTTGAGACGGTTGTCGGAGATGCCGCCGTAGCTGCCTGTGTCGGAGGCGGTGTCGCCGTCGCCGTACACGAGCCATTGAAGGTCAGCAGTTGAACCGTTGTCAGAGTAAAGCGCAAGAATGCCTGCTGTAGCGCTGGTGTTGGTGCGGTACATTTCGTGCGCTCCGCTGGCCTTCACCGAGAACGCACGGGTGCCGTTGCCGCTCAAACCCGTCGAACTGTTTTGGATGTACATGCGGGCTGCGCCGCCCGTAGTGAAACCAAGGCGATCAGCGCTGACAAGGTACATGCCCGTGTTAGCATCGCCAGTAAACGAGTGCGACGGCGTGCCCGTTGTCCCGTTATCGGTGCGGATGCCGCCGTTCCACAAGTAACCGCCCGAGTTGTTGTTGCCTGACCACCAGATAACGCCGTTGTTGCCTGTGATGTAGAAACCCGTGTTGGAGTCTCCAGAGAATGACAGACTGGGGGCACTTGCGCTGCCGTTGCCGACAATAGTGCGGCCCGTAACCGTCAAGTCGCCGCTCAACGAGTCAGTCGTATTCAACAGGTACTTAGCGTCAGACTCCGACTCGGTGTAATACCGAGTGTCGTGCGTGTGGGAATCGTTGTTAACCGCAGCCGAAATCGCAATGTTCGCCGTACCATCAAACGCCACAGCAGTAGCCGTAATATCACCCGTAATATCAATCGTGCGGGCCGTAGCTAGCGCAGTCGCCGTAGCAGCGTTACCCGACGTGTCCTGATTACCCGCAGTGTTCACACCCGGCAAGTTGATGTTGGCAGTGCCGTCAAACGACACGCCACCAATCGTCCTGGCAGTTTGAAGAGCAGTCGCCGTGGAAGCATTACCAGTCACAGCGCCCGTCAAAGGACCCGAGAAAGCAGTAGCCGTCACAGTACCCGTGACATCCAAAACCGTCGAAGGAACAGCGTTGCCGATACCTACACGATTATTCACATCGTCGTAGTAAAGCGACGAAGCGCCGCCAAACGCACCACCGTTATTGTACTGCACCTGACCATCAGAACCGCCAGGGCTACCACCACCGCCAGCCTGATTCTGCCACGTCACAGCACCCAAACCATCAGTCACCAAAACCTGACTTGAAGAACCATCAGAAGTCGGCAGCGTAAAAGCACCCGTGACAGCCAAAGAAGCAGCAGTAAACGCATCGTCCGTCTTCAAAGTATCAGCACTATCGCGATACAACGTAGTATCGCCAGTAGCAGAACCAGAACCCCAGGTGATCTTACCACCCGCATCAATAATCAAACGGTTATTCGTATCACCATTAACGTTAGTAGCAAGCGCTTGCGAAGAAGCCGCAGTCGCATCATCAACAGTAATACCAGTCTTAAAACTCTGAGCCACGGCCTCAACCGCCCTTCCTGTAAGAATCAGCCCTCAAGCCGAAACGCAACGTACACTGTTATTCTACAACAAGAAAGAGGGCCAGCGTAAGCCGACCCTCTTCCCTAACTTGAATCAATTGAAACTGCGCTATCAGGCAGCGGTAACCACAATTCGGTAATCGCCAGCAGTGATCGTACCAAGCAGCGTCACAGTCACCACGTTAGTAGACGTACGAACAGTGTCGCCAACAACAGTAGCGCCAGTAGCCACATCGTAAACCTGAACCATCACATCAGCAGTACCGAAGTTGTGGGTAACCGTCGTGGTGCTAGTGCCAGCCGTATCGGCGGCACAGTCAACAGCAGCGATTCGGGCAAGCGTAGTACCCGACAGGCCAGAAGCCGTAGCGCCCAAGTTATCTCGGGCAGTGGCTGCGTCAGAAGCGCCAGTACCGCCGTGGGCGACAGCAACGTCAGTCGCAGCCCACACGCCCGTGGCGATTGTGCCCAGAGCAGTCAGAGACGAGGTGACAACCGAAGAGTTAAGTTCGGTACCGGTCAGCGTGCCAGCAGCAGCGGTTACAGTAATGTTAGCTGTACCGTCGAACGAAGTACCGTTGATCGTCCGGGCAGTCTCCAAAGCGGTAGCAGTGGCAGCGTTGCCGCTTGTGTCCTGCGTACCGGAGGTGTTAACACCCGGCAAGTTGATGTTTGCGGTGCCATCGAACGAGACGCCACCGATAGTGCGAGCCGTTTCAAGAGCCGTAGCAGTATCAGCGTTACCCGTAACATCACCAGTCACATTACCAGTGACAGCGCCTTCCAGGGTACCCACGACCAGCGTAGCGGCCGTGTAACCCGCTCCACCTGTGTTAACCGTCGTAGTCGGCTCAGCCTGAAGATCAGCAAACAGCTTGAACTTGCCGCTGTCGTTAGCGTCACGGAACAGACCAGCGTAAAGATCTTGAGAACCAGACGTGTCGTACAGGCCGTAGAAACCGATGTCTACCGAGTCAGCAGCATCGTTTCCGTTAGCAAGAACAATCAGCGGGTCTTCAACCGAAAGCGTAGCTGTGTTTACCGTGGTCGTATCGCCGTTTACAGTAAGGTTACCTGCGATCGTAACATTGTCAGGCAGCCCAATCGTAATATCGCCAGTACCCGCACTTACCTCAACCTCGCCTGCGGTACCCGTAAGGCTAGTGACACCGCTAGAACCAACCAAGTCGTTAATCGCCGCTGAAGTCATAAGCGACGTGTCGTTATCGGCAAAAGACTCAGCGCTTGTCTGGACCGTGGTCAACGCCACACTGTCAAACGTAAACGTGTCAGTGGCCTGAATTGTAAGACCGCCGTTAGCAGTAATTAGACCTGAAACAGTCAAACTCCCAAGCGTGCCAACACTCGTAAGAGACGAGCCTGTCACACCAGAGTTAAGAGTAGTACCTGAAAGGTTATTGGCGTCGATGCTAATGTTCGCTGTGCCGTCAAAGGACGTACCAGCAATCGTTCGAGCCGTTTCCAGGGCCGTGGCCGTCGCAGCGTTACCGCTCGTGTCCTGATTGCCAGCGGTGTTAACACCCGGCAAATTAATGTTCGCAGAACCATCAAACGAAACACCGCCAATGGTGCGGGCAGTTTCAAGAGCAGTAGCTGTGTCGGCATTACCCGTAAGAGAACCAGTAAAGCCTGTCGACGTCACGGACGTTAGACCCGTAATCGTAGTGTCCAGGTTTAGGGTAACAGCGCCTGAAGTGCCACCACCGTTTAGGTTAGTGCCAGCCGTAACGCCAGAAATGTCACCCTCTTGAAGGTTAACCCAGGAAGTGCCATCGTAAATCTTCAGCGCATTATCGCTGGTATCGAAATAAATCTGACCATCAGCAGGAGTAGAAGGAGCCGTGCCAAGATTCTGAATCTTAGCGTTCTGCAACTCGTTCTTGTTGAGGTCCAGATTAGTCAGGAATTTCTGAGCCACAGCTCCTCCAAATCAAATCAGGTAAGGTATGCAGTTCCAGCGAAAGCACTTTCGAAACTAACAGTGATACTGCTCGTACTATTATATTCTACATCACCCACAACGATTGATCCTGCACTGTCCACGACCGACACAGACGGAAACCCGTCCAAATCATGCGTAATGTTCCATGTGGCAGCAGCAACAGGTTGAGAAAACGAGAAACGCTTAGGGATCAAAGCCAACTCATCAACCGCCCAAGACGAAGCACCCTTCGGCCCATACAGCTTACCAGCCGACGTGTCAAGATAAAAATCACCCTCACGGCCAACAGAGTCCGACGGCGCGCCAGCGTCATGAAACAAATTAGAACCGTTAACAGTGACCCAAACAGTACCGTCCCAACGCCAAGTACGGTCGCCAAAACTATACGTATCATCTACGCTAGGGCTAGCGGGAAAGTTCAAAGCAGCCATAACCGGCTCACTTCTTCTTCGTGGAACGCTTATGCTCCTTAGGAAGCAGATCGTTATCAGTCGTGTACTTCGCGTTCTTCGGCTTACCCGTGGAAAGCAGATGCAGATATGCGTTGACACGGCCCATAGCCCACTGCTGACGTCCCATGCCAGGGCGATGCGTGCTAGAGAAAGCACCAGCGCCACGACGCCACACAGCCTTCAAAGCGCCAAGAGTAGCACGAGAGCCCTTGCCCTTGTCCTGCTCCTTCATCTTTTCGTTGTGGTCCTTGACCTTGTTCTCAAGAGACTTGATGACCGAAGCACTAAGCTCGATACCGCCACGCGTGCCAGAAGCAGAGCCGGGCTTGTTACGGCTCGAACCAGAGATGCGCTCAGACGGCTTAGCTGGGGTCTTCGGGTCGCCGCCCCGGGCAGCCTTTTCCTTCATCTCCGCCTTCTCAACGCGTTCAACAATGTCCTTTGCCCAGGTGTAACCGGCGTCGCCGCCCCAAAGGGCGTGAGCGATACGACCGTTCGAAGGGTAACCCTTCTCGCCGGGCCGCCAGCCTTCCGCTTCCTTGTCCGACTGGTGGCGGTCGAAGAACGCCTTAACACGCTTTACCGTGGCAAACGGAAGGTTTCTACCGTTCTTGATGTCACGGGCACGAGAAATGCCGACGCTCGTGCCACCACGGCCAAACTCCCGACGCCATTCCAAGCCACGCTCGGCCTCGGTAACCATACCTGCGGTCGGTTTAAAAGAATCTGAACGGCCAATCTTAGCAGAGACAAGACCGCCGCCAGGCAAGGTTTCGATACCCACGCCTGCATAGTCGTACGACTCGCCTTCCTGACGGCGACGAGCCTCAGCAAGACGAGCCACACGGGAAGGGTTCGCTCGGTGTGCGTTCAGCTCCTCAGAGGACTGACACGGTAACCAGCGACCCTGTCCGTTTTGGTGAGCGCCGGAGCACCCGATCTCTTGAGCGCGCATTTCGGCAGCTTGACGAGACTTGAACGGCTTCATCTTCCGCTCTCCAGCCTTAAGATCGTCGGCAGTGTATTCGACAGAAGCGCCCTCGACCACGAGGAACATCTTCTTACCGGCCTTACGGCGGGCAGCCACCCACTCACGATAAGCAGGAGATCCGTTCTTGATCAGATAATCAAGATGCTTTCGTGAAGGACACGGACCCCACTTACCGTCTTCGATCTTGTGCGCGCCAGTACAGCCTAGAATCTTCGACAGCTCTTTAGCCATCTCTTCCGTGGGAACTGTCTGGTCATCAATCGGATCGGCCATGAGAAATCCTCAGTCTGCGGGCTGCTTAAGCGGAGGGAAAGCTTGAACCCAGCCGGAAACAATAGCGGAGTTTCCGGTTTCTTCAACCTTCCTAAGACTATTGTACATCACTTCAATGTACCGCTTCTCGTAAGCCTCAGGGTCGGCAGACGCGAATTCTTGCGAAGCGACCTGCTCCGGGGTAGCGCCCTGTTCCATCGCCACGAAAATGGCGACAGAGTCAAACATCTGCTTCAATTCGGCGCGATCGACCTGGCTGTGCTCGAATGTCCTGATATATTCAATCTTTTCATCCATACCTTTTATCCTAACCTTAACGGACACCCGTGTCAACTAGACGAGTGATCGGGGTCTGAGAAGTGCCCATGCCCAGATCCTTGAACATCTTGTTTAGGTCTTTCACAATATCCGCAGCCAACTGTGCCTGATTTTCGGGCGACATACTGTCCCAATATTCGCTGAAGCTCTGACCATTGATGTTAGCGTCGCTCTTTCTAAGAACGTCGATCATTCCGTCACTCATCTCCAAGAAACTTGACTGGTCAATCATAGAGTTGCGAGACACATCAATCATAGCCCCAGAATCCACGTCAAAACCGTCGACAGGAGCTTCAATAGCAAGCTGAACGTCACGAGTGTCAATAACTGCGCCACGCTCACGCAGATCCCCTAGAGCTTCGTAACGGGATCGGTGCTCTGGCGTGGGAGCAATCAGGGCGGCTGCAAGTCGTTCCGAAGGTTTCTGACTGCGGCCATCAGGACCAGCCCTACCTCCTGAGAAGATTGGGTTGCTAGCAATGCCAGTCAAGCGCCCGAAAGCCGCCTCTTTGGAAGGGCTGTCGTCAATAGGAGAAACGGCGCCTTGTCGGGGCCAGATCCATCGTCCCGAATATGCAGCACCAATCTCCACGAGAGCATCACCGGTCAAGGCTTCGTAGTAAGCATACGCCGGGTAATTCAGTTCTTTTGCCAAGCCTCCGCCAATAGGAGACGAGCCTTCGAACTCCCCGAACTGAATCTCGGCATCGTTACGCATGTACTCATGGTAAACCACGAACTTGCCAGTCTCTGCGTTTACACTGAGAGATCGGTCGTATGCGCCAGTGTGTTGAGTTCCCAGCAACTCGCCAGTCTCTACATCGTAATAGCGGCGTTCGAAATGTCCGAGGCTGCTAATATTTACGGTACCGTCAGCATCATAATCAACATCAACTTCAAAAGGCTTGGTCTCGTCAAAACTATCAGTCATGAAAGAACTAGACCCTCCAGCCCGTGGAGTAACAGTCATGCGGACATCGCGCTCAGTGCCATCTGCAAGCCGTACCTTTTGGATTCCGCCTTCGAACTCTACATCCATAGACCACATCTTAGCTGCCAAATCGGTCATTTCTTCTGGCGAAAGACGGCCCAGATCAAGACCCTTGTCGGTCCACTGTTCCCAAGGCTTATCAGGGTAACGCTCTTGCAGGAACTCTGACACCTTAGCTAGGCGGGCGGCGCTATCTTCCTGCGACCGGTTAAACGCATTCCACTCTTCAGCGCTCTGAGCAACCTTGTCGATGTCAACGCCGTCAACTTCGGCAATGCCAAGGGCACTAAGCGTCTCTGCCCAATCGGTCTCTCGCTGAGCTGACTGCTCAGGAGTCAACTGACGTGGAGGAGGAGCAGCGACACCCTCTGGCAGGTTAAGCTCTTCGGCGGTGAACTCACGAACCGGAGGCGCAGCGGATGTGTCATCCGACCCAGTGCCCATACGAAGCGGTTGAAAATCGGACGACGGCTCAAACGTATCTGGCAGTGGGATATTCCCACCGCGCATGTCTCGCTGACGTTGAGCTTCTTCCTCTTCGAAACGACGCTGATTCTCGGCGTCTCGCCTGGCCCGCTCAGACTCTTCAGGCGTAATAACAATACGCTCAGGCATAGCCGCAAGCATTTCAGATCCCGAAAACTCACGAGCGCTTTGAGCCGTTCCAACAGTGCGAGAATCGCCAGTGTCAGAACCTGGAGCAACCGTAACCAGCGTCTCTCCCAGCATAGTATCAAACAGTCGTTGATGACCGATCTCGCGATCATTGGACTCCGCCACCCCACGACGAGCAGCCTCAATGTTAGCCAAGTCCTCAAGCTGGCCAAACACTTCCAAACGCAACGGCTGATCCGCATCTGCAAACGCAGGATTGCTGACCATGTCCTGCACGTCAGCCAGAGCGTCAATCAAAGCGTCGCCCTGCAACATGAAAGCATCTTCAGGCGAAAGCACCGAACGGTCAGGAACGCCCTGACCGATAGTAGCACCCAAACCTGTTTCATTTTCCAAACCAGCGTTACGGGCAACATTCACAGACTCACGCATCTGCTCAACAGTCATAGCAGTCATCTCAGCGACACCATCAATATCGTGACCAGCAGCCCGCAAACGATCAACAACCTGACCGTCCTCCGGTGTCCTAACAGGCTTCTGACGCTTAGACCCACGACCAATATCATGATCAGCCACACGCAAAGAACGACCAACAGTATACAAACTGTCAATCAAGCTAGCAGCAAGGCGAGCACCACACGTCGTCCCATTCGAATCGGTGAACTGACCGCCCCCGCCAGTACCGAGGGGGCACCTAAATTTTCCCGAAGGATCAGGGATCGCACGACCCGCTTTTCCCCCAAGACCCTTCACCTGATTAAACCAGGCAACACGTTCAGCAGCATCAGACCAGCCGTGACAATCAAACGTAGCGTCCGGCACCACGTCATGCTTCACGACAGAAAAACGAGAAAGCTCATCCATCTTCGTGGCATCTTCAACAAGAGAATAAATCGTGTCTTCTTCCTCACGGCGAGGAGCTTCACGACTCAGATACAACTCATACACCCAACGTGGAACAGTGATCTTAGCGCCAGCGCTACTCTCAACCACGATCAGCTCACGGTTAAACTCCGTCTCAGCGTCTTCACCCGCACCACCAGACGAAATATTCTCGTCCAGAACATACCGGCCGTCGCTGTTCTCAACAAAGTTGCGAAGCGCAGCAGTCGGGTCATCAGGCCGACGCTGACTAGAAGTCAAAGCAGCAGCCCAAGCAGCGGCCAAACCGTTGCGCTCGTCATCGGTCATGTCGCCGCCGACACGACGAAGCGACATGGTGCCTTGACCTGGGACATGGAAAACGATAGCTCGAAGACCGGTCACCATGACAGGGACAAGATCCTGACCAATCTGACCTTCCTTGCGAAGGTTCTCGTTCAACACAATAACACCGTCATTCATGTCGTCAAACTCACCAAGACCCGCAATAGTATTGTTTGGTAGAACAATGTCGAGAATTACGCCGTCACGACGAACGAAACGACGACCTAGGTCAAGGTTCGGTTCGGCATCAATCAAAGACACGACCAAATCAATAGACGACTGACGCTTACCGATGGAGACTTCTTTCGGGGCGGCAGGGATTTGAGAGTTTTCGATAATCGCGCGAGAATTGCGGTTCGTGCGAAGATCGCCAATCGAACGACGTAGATCTGCATCATCAGCCAACGAACGAATAATTTCGAAATCCTTAAACGAACCTGGACCAGACATAGGAATGCCCAATACGCGCAGACCACACGTGGAGAAGTTAGAGTTCGTGAACGTACCGCCAGCCTGGAAACCTGGAGGGCAACGGAACTTGTTACGAGCGCCACCACCACGACGGCCAATACCACGACGGCCACCAACTGAGGGAAGGCCCGGAGTCAAAGCTTCGAAAATAGCGGAACGAACTGGGCTGCGAATATCGCTCAAGTCGCCAGGCAGAGCAAACGAAAAAGCGCCGGTCGCAGCCGTACCCACCGGACCCAGCGAGCGAGGAGTAGTAATGGCATTAGGGATAAGCGAACCGCGCTTAACCTTAAAATCAACCATCTCTTGTGAACCATCTAGAGGCATGAACATAATCTCACTTTGGAGAATGTCAACAGTCTTCAAACGGCGGCCAGCACGACGAACACTGCGAGTGCGAGACCCACGGCGCTTGCGCTTACCCTTTCCCTTGCCTCGGCCATGATGGTTCCCCTCATTTGGCCACTTGCCAGTAATCTCGTGGTGAAGCCACGCACAGATACGCTGAGGGCGACCCCCAAACTGCGGCTTATCCATAAGAATAACAACACAACGGCGGAAGCCGCCAGGCTTCTTCATAATAGGACGCCAGTACTTCAACAGATCTTCAAGGTTACCACGACGAGGGCCACGACCACGAGTCAGGCTCGTGAGCGCGTCAGCATTAGGACCAATCTCAGGACCCACCTTGACGGCGAAATCTGGATCGTCCCACAACTCAAAAAGGGCAGCGACCTCTTCTTTGAGATTAAAATCGTCGTCGTTTGCGAACTGGTCCATACCCATAGTTTACCCCATCTTCCGGGCACCACGTGCCCATTTAGCAGCGGCTTCTAGGGAAGAAGAAATCATCTTCTCAGGAGCATCTTTGATGGGATACATGCGATGAAGAGCCTCCTCAACCTGGGGGGTCAAGTCGTACACGCCGATTCTGTAGTAAACCCCACCAACACGGTGAGCAGCTTTTTCGAAATCAAACCCTTCTGGATCTTTAGCAAGCTCAGCTTTCATGTATCCCAAGACAGGTAGCTTGCGCTTGCCCAAATAGTGACCGTGCAGCTCACCTTTCTTGAACACAATAACGAAAGGCGACGGCACAACGCCTTGAAACATTGGTCCTTCAAACTTTGCGTACTTCACAGCACCATCTCCCGAATCGCAGACGTCAACCTATCCCTCATTGGCTGGAACCTCGAAAGAGACTCTGCCCTGTCTTGAATAGCAGGAATGAATCCGCCGTAAATAACATAAGCGGCACTGTCCGGGCTGGGCACATACAGCTTCATAATGTTTTCATCAAAACGACGTTCCAGCATATCAAAATCCATATCGTTAACACGTCGAATAGCATCCATTACCGCATCGACAGCGCCGTCAACCGACGCGCGCTGTGCCTGAACCTCGTTAGCCATCAAAGCCAAATAACCGCTAGACTTCAACTTCTTAATGAACTCGTTACCAAAACCCTCCTCGGCCGAAGCAACATCTGACATTGCTCGACGGTTGTCGATCGGAACCAAATGCGCCTTACCGCTGCGGTCCTGAATAACCAACATGTTAGTAGTGATACGGTTAATACCAGTCACCCAATCGAACACAGCCATCGTGGCAACATTACTAAGAAGATGCTCAGGAACACCCGACGAATCATCCGCTTCAAAAGTAGCGACCGGATCATAAGTACCGTCTTGAACGTCAGCCTCCAGCTCACGCATATCACCCACGACAGCATCTTGAATAGATTGCGTCAAAACAAAAAGCGTGTCGCTATCAGTACCTGCGTTAGCCGGACGCATATAAGCAGCCGGAAGACCAAGCAAGAAAGCGACCTCGTTAGCAATCAAACAATGATAGTCTTGATCCGGGCTGCCCCACTCAGCAGGAGAGTGAGACACAAAGTAAGCCTTATCGTCATCACGGCGGTCAATGTAACGGACTGTCAACTCTCGGCCACCCTTTGAAACCAGCACCTGCTTATCGAACCGCTCAGAAGCAAACTCCAAAGCGCCCATCAAATGACTGTCAGGCACCTGCCCAATCGGAGCACCATCAAGCAAAGCCATACCATACTCTTCAATCTTTGAATCAGTAACAGGCTCATAACGATTAATGGAAGGCGTGGGATCAAACCCAGCACGCAAATGATTAGCTGAAACAGCCACCATTGCCTCAAGACCACTACCCCGGTCCGGGTCGCTGTTTCCAGCGAGTCCGGTTTCCGGGGTAGCAGCAGGAGTGGAGCTGCCGTCTACCTTAGAATTAAGGTAACCGGACAGCTCGGATGCAAGTCTGATTCTCGACTCTGCATCGGAAGGACGCATCATGTCAGCGTCTCCCCGAATCAGATGTCGCGCATCAAGTCAGCGAACTCAGCCAGCAGGTCATCGTCAGACTCAAGAGCCTCAATAGCCTCGGCCTCTTCTTCAGTGGCCTCAGTCGCAGTAGGAACCACCTCGACCTCAGCATCTGCAAGGGCAGTGTCTACAACACCTTCAACCTCAGCGACTGCGATCTTCTCGTCAATCTCCTCGGCCGACTCAAGACCCTTCTCTTCTTCATCATCTTCCTTGGGAGACATGCCCCACTCGGCAGGAATCAAAGCCTCAAGACCAAGAGCCTTAGCACGCTTCACAATGTGCTTCTTGGCAGCGTCAATGTCCTTGGCACGGCCGTGCGCCTGAATAGCGTTCTTAAGATCAGCCTCGTCCGCAATCGGGAACGAACCGTCCTGCATAGCTTCACCAGACTCAGCCATCTCTTCACGCTTCTGACGGCCATACATTCGCTTAATCTCAAGCTCAGCCTCAAGCGCCTTAATCTCAGCAAGCTCTTCCTCGTCGTGGATGACCGACATCTCGTACTCGTCATGGCCAAGAATCTCGCCCTTCAGAGAAACGAACACATCGTAGGACTTGCCCTCGACTTCGTCAATTTCAACAACGAAAGCGTCGTTGCCAAGAATCAGGCCCGGCTCGATCGAAACAACTTCGCCCGACTTGTACTGAACGGCGATCTCAGCCGCCTTCTCTTCGGAGATGAAGTCTTCAGAAGTGCCAGCAGCCTCAACAACAAGGTAGCCCTTCTCGACGCCGTCGCCACTGTAGAAGTACTCACGAATCGTGTCATCACCAGTCTTCACGTCGATGACGTAAGTGTTGTCGGCAGGTGAGAAACCAGAGTTGATAACCTCAGCACCTTCACCAGCAGACTTAACAGCGAGAGCCTCAATAGTAGCAAGTTCGGAAATTTCTTCCTCATCGGACGGGTCCATCATCTCAGCGAGATCTTCGGACTTAACTTCAACTTCAGCGTCTTCTTCAACTTCCATCATGTCAAGTAGATCGTCAGCAGTCTTCTCTTCGACAACCTCTTCCTCGGCCTCAACAAACTCGGCGGTCTCAGCGTCAGCAGCCTCAGCAGCCTCAACATCTTCAGACTTGACCTCAAGATCATCCTCATCTTCAGACTTCTCAGGGTTCATGTCCATAGGCTCAGCCGGAGCCTCGAAACCAGCAACAGCCTCAACAAGAGCATCATGTGTCTCGCAAGGCATGAACTTCCCGCCCTCACCAGGATGAACACCAGAGCACTTCAGAACCTCAGCAGCAAGAACAGCCTCAGACTCCGAATCAAACTCCATCTGAGCCGCAGCAGCCTTAGCAGGCTCATCATCAGAATTAGCAAGATCAATGATACCCTCGATCATCTCACGGGTACCAGCAGCGTCGTCACGATCAACTTCCTTGACCTCAACTTCGTCATCCTCAACACTCTTTTCGGCGTCAAGGATAGCCTGGAACCGCTCTTCGGTAGCGCACGGGATAAACACACCATCGCGACCTTCGTGGGAGCCAGTGCAGCCGATCTTTTCAGCCATCATTTCAGCTTCCTTGGCAGTGTCAAACTCAAAAGACAACTTACCGTCGCTATCTTCAGCCTTGACATCGGTCTCGGCCTCAATAAGCTGTGCAGAGAAAGCCTCCAGGGCTTCAATGCTTTCGTTCAATTCGGACATAATCACTCCTAAATAAAGACTTTATAGCTAGTCTATTGGACCATTAACTTGATGTCAACCTCAGACCCTGCGGCCTTCGACGGACTTAACGCCTGCCGAGAACAACGCCTCGGAGACCATCTTCTTCAGAACGTCCTCGCCGTCGGTTGACAAGAAGTAAATCTCGTTACCGTCGACCTTGACATTCAAAACCTTGAGAGCGTCAATCTCAGCGAGATCCACGTCGTCATTCACCTTGACAACAAGGTTGCCCATGGGTGTGGGAGCGGCAGCGGAATCAGCCTGAGGCATCTCTTCCACTTCCTCTTCCTCATACTCTTCCTCTTCCTTGCGAGTCATAACCATCGGCTCCACATTAACCGTAACCGGCAGCGGAAGAGAGAACATCATTCGCCCATTAACCTTGGCAAGCTGAATCATGTAAGTCTTATCGCCAGCACGGAACACGAGCTTCTCGCTGTCCTTCATGAGAACAGTAATCTCAGCGTTACCCATCATGCGGGAAAGCATGGCGGGAATCATACTAGACATGTGACCCTTTTCCTCATCGTCATCATCACCATGATGGTAAGGCTTTTCCTCATCCATGTCCATAACAGGAGCAGGAACCGGAGCGCCATACTTCTCTTCGTCTTCGTCCATGACCGGAACTAGAACCGAAGGAGCCATACCGCCCATGCCGCCCTTCTCATCAACAAGCTCTTCGCCGGTCTTAACAGAAACGGTACCCGTGAGCTGATTCGCACCGTGGAGAACAGGAGAAACTTCAAACAGCTCGACTTCCTGAAGACGATTAGCCTTTACCATCGGGTCAAACTTAGAACGAAGAGTCTTGTAACCAATCGACCATTCCTGATCCTTGCCGAAGAAAGCAACAGAGGCGAAAGCCTCACGGCCCTTCTCACTAAGCAAATTGAATTGAACCTTGGCGTAGAGGCCGCCGATTCGGGCCTTCTTCATCTTGGCCGGGAGACGCGGATCGTCAGGACTAACCTCGTAAATCTCCAGAACCTTACCGACAGGCAGGTTCCAGTCATGCGACCAGATCACACGAGGATGACGACGTTCCAGAGACTTCTGAAAAGCCCCAGGCTCAACGATATCGCCCACGCTATCCTTGTTGCCAATACCGGAAACAAAAGCCTCAACAATGCCTTCGGCTTCATTCAGGATCTGAGCGCCCTTGGTGCCCGTACGCAGATTCAACTCTTCACTGATGTCCATCAGAATAGGTCCTTTTGGAATGGCTAGCTTGGCTAGCGGCGAACTAACTACAGTTATTCTATCCCAAGCAATTCAGCACAACAGCGGTAGTTTCAATAAACTATTTGCGGCCTTTTCAATAAACTACGACAGACGCAACCTGCAACGGCAGTTAATTGTTTCGCTAGGCAGCGCCAACGGATCGCCAGGAAAACGCAACGGCCCAGAAGGCGTATCGTAAGACTCGAACAAATCAACCGTCCGTCCATGTAATGTGGCGTGCGTACCGCGAACTCGCTCGTCCCTGGACGTATACCAAGTCTTCTTTGTCTTACCCAGTAGCGCCCCTGTCACCAAAACACCAGCATTAAACGATGCAGTAGCAATAAACGTAGACGTAGACATGGAGTTGCGGCGGCGGCGGCCAAGCACTTTACGAATCAACATCTTCAACACAACGATCTTTGCAGCCACATCAACGTCATCACCCAACAAGTCACCCGCCTTTTCAATCTCTGCATTAATCAAACTGTAAGTCGTGGTGACTGACGCTTCTGATTGGGTCAGAGCTTGCTCGGCGGCAATCCGGGCTTCAGAGATTGGAAAATCATCAGCGCCCTCAGACTCGGCACCTGCAATAGCGGCATCTTCAGCACCACGAATTACAGCAGCACGAAAGTTCGTCTTAGCCACAGCCAAAGGCAAAAACAGACCGGCGGTACCAGCGCCAAGAAGAAGAGCGGGAGCAGAATCATCAACAGCCTTAATCATATCACTCTCAAGCTCATTCAGAAACTCATTATAAACCCGGTCAATGCGCGACTCAACGGCGTCGGGAACGAAACCGTCCTTAGTCTCGATATCCCAGTCCATGACTAGGACCCTGGAACAACAGACTCGCCGGTCAGCTCAGTAGACTCGTCAACCTCACCGGGAACAGCGGCGGCAGCAAGCTCCACGCTTTGTGTTCCTTGAGACAAAGGCTCAAACTGGCCAGTTGCCGGATTAAATTCCGTCACTTGCTGCTGAATGCTGCTTTGATCATTGATCGGTCCAGCGCCAGGGGCACCGGGAGCGCCGGGAGCACCGGGAGCACCAGGGGCGCCGCCTTGATCCATCGGCTTTTCAGTATTTGCCAACGGGGTAAGGTTCGGGTTAGACAACAACGAATCGGCAAGATCAGACTCGACCTTCTTCAAGCCGACATTCTCACGATACTCATTGACGCTAATAAGGCCAGCCTGGTACTCTTGCATAGCGAACATTGCCGTCTCCTGCTTGGCCAAGACCAAAACAGGAACCGTGCTTGTGTCAAACTCAAACACGTGATCGTGGGAGAGCATTGACAGTGGACGGGCAATAAGCTCCATGTGCGGCTGCATCGTCTCACGCCAGAACACCTTACCCTCTTCAGCAGCGTTAGCGAACGTACGGCCGGAGGAGTTACCAATAATCGACTCTGGCACGCCGAATGCGGCAAGGATTTCTTCCTTAGTGATCTCACGCATTGCCTGGTAGTTGGCGTCACGAGGAGAAGTGGCAGTGTCCACGAAATCAGCGCCGTCGTCAGATGAGATAACGCCGACAGCGCCAGCACGGGCAATATTGCCACGGAAGCGACTTTGCAGCTCCATCTTGTCTTCGTCGCTGATCTCCGAACGAACAACCAAAAGACCGCCAGGGCGGCCGTCATTCTGAAGGAAGCTTCGGTTATACATCTTAGCAAGCATCTCAATCTCGATAGCGATGCCAGCAGGCTCCAACGGAGTCATAGACAAGTACGGGTCCAGTGGGTGAGCGCGACGAATCCAGATCACATCTTCTTTGGGAAGCTTAACGGTCTTGTGATCGGTCAGCTTAACCTCGAAATACTTAACAAACTTTTTGGGGTCGGGTACCGGAGCAGTGCTCTGCGGCGGCAAAAGCTGAAGCGCCAAAGGAGCGCCAGACCCATCACGGATAACTTCGATAAACACGCCACGGGTGCTTAGAGCAAGCTGCGTAGAAAGTCGGTAACGGAAGTTATAGGCGTCCTCGCCCATATTCGACTGGTTGTTCAACAGGCTGAGTAGAGGGTGCTCAGTGACGATAGCGCCGTCACGACGGTTATCGGAGCGAAGAATCATCGGAAGCTTAGCTTGATTCGAAGCAATAGCATCAATCGCGCGATAAACCCACGTAACCTTAGACATGGCCTCCGAGTAAGCGCGCTCGCTGTCCCAACCATCCCTGTAACCACGATCGACAGTACCGTATCCCGTGCGATTCACTACAGCAGCGGGAGCGCCCAAAGGAACCTTCTTCTCTTGAAGAGGCTGGACATTTGTCAAGTTATATGCCTTGCTATTCCAAGCCATTAATCATCTCCAAGAAGCTTACCAAGAACGACCAGCAAAATACCAGCCGATGCCATCCCGAGACCGGGATGAACCCACAAACTAAGGCCCACACCAACTAGGATAATACCAAGGAACACCGAAATAAACGGTGCAGCCACAGAAGTCATTACCCTGACGAGCCAGTTCATCATCATACATCTATTGTATGGTATATAACGGCCGAACGTCAACAACCGAGGAAATCATGCAACAGCCCCCAGATTGGCAAAAAATCTACGATCATTTGGCCCCAAGGCCAAGCGATTACTGGCTAGAAACCCCATCTCTTAAGCAAAAGCTGTTCCTGATGACAAAACAACGAGAAGTTTTGTTTGGTGGCGCAGCCGGTGGTGGTAAGTCCAGCGCCCTTATCATGGCAGCGCTCCAATACGTCGATGTGCCCGGCTACTCGGCAATCATGTTCCGTAGAACATACTCCGACCTTGCCCTCCCCGGTGCCCTTATGGACCGATTCAAAGACTGGATGTCTGAGTACCCCGAAGTGACATGGAACAACAACAGCTACACCGCCACGTTCCCATCCGGCGCCCGTGTCACATTCGGTTACCTCAACAACATCAACGACAAGCTTCGCTACAAGGGCTCTGAATTTCAGTTCTGTGGTTTCGATGAGGTCACCGAAATTCGGCAAGACGACTATCTATACCTGTTCTCCCGTTTGCGTCAGCCCGCAACCGGCCCCTTGTCCCAGATTCCGTTGCGAATGCGCGCCACGACCAACCCTGCACCAAACTGGGTCCGACAACGATTCATCGTTGAAGGACAAGAAAAGGGTCGATTGTTTATCCCTTCGTCTCTCGAAGACAACCCAGGCATCAACGTGGAATCATATCGTGAGACGCTGCAAGAACTAGATCCTGTGGAACGTAAGCGTTTGGAGTTCGGTGACTGGTGGGCGTCTAGCCTCGGTTCGATGTTCCCCCGTGAAAACTTCACGATCCTTGAAGACAACGAGTTGCCCGACTTTAACAAAGACACCCGTTGGGTGCGCTTCTGGGATCTAGCAGCGACAAAGCCCTCTCACAGTAACCCTGACCCTGACTGGTCGGTGGGCACGCTAATGGCATTCCACGAAGGTATTGCCTACGTGATGGATGTTGTGCGCTTCCGTGAAGAAGGCGATGAAGTGGAGCGCCGCATCAGACAGACCGCTATGGAAGACGGACCTGAAGTGCCGATCCGTATGGAGCAGGAACCTGGATCGGCTGGCAAGAACCTTCTTGATCAATACGCTCGTTACGTCCTGCCAGGTCTTGACTTCACCGGAGTTCGCGCCACGGGTGCTAAGGAAGTTCGTGCTAAGCCAATGTCTTCGGCCGCAGCAAACGGCAATGTCCGTCTAAAGATGGCTCCATGGAACACCGATTGGATTGATGAGCATTCGGCTTTCCCCGAGGGTCAGGTTCATGACGATCAGGTAGACTCCGCAGTCCATGCGTTCAACTATACGGCAGGTCTCGATGGGGGCTTCCGTAGAAAGCTAGAGATCATACTCTAGCTGGTTCACATCACGTTAGCGCCGGATGAAATAATCATAAAGAAAGCACCAAAGAGGGCTGTAGCGACAATAACCGCTGCTGTACGCGAAGCATAACGGATAGAGCTTTGAAGAGCGTTAACATCTTCAATTAGTTGAGCAAGTCTCAGCGAATCTACCTGGCTTGCAGCAAAGTGCTTGTACATTTTGACAGAGATCGTTTCAAGCTTTTCTTCTAGCTTTTCAATGTCTTTTTCGAGATCATCAATTTTGCTGGCGATAGCCGCCGCCTGACGGGCAGCTTGATTAGCGTCCATTAACCTCTCCTTTGAATGGCCACACATTACTATTTTATCAGGTCTAGAGCGCTCTTGATCGCACTAAACAGCGTTCCTCAACATGCAATTTAGCCTTGTAGAAGCTGTTAAATCCGAGCCGCTTACCGCAGCCACATAAGTCTCTTGAAACTCTTGACCATGATCTTCCTCTAAAAGATACTTACTGAAGCCAAGCTCAAGGAATCTCAACAGGTGAGCCAGTTCGTGGGAAATGACTGGGGCGTTCCTTCCATGCTCAGGAAACTTGATACCAATCATGCTAGAGGTACACTTGAATTCTGACATGGGCGAATAGTGGGGTAGCTGTAAGAAGAACTTGCGATCCCCGCACATAACGTCTGAAACAAAAAGACCCGGAGATGTCTCTTCAAAAGTTCCGCTCACGATAGGCTTGAGGCGTTTGACTGCAACAGGAGCCACATCATTTACCGCTTTAGACTCCAGCACAGACGCCATCATTCGGGCGATGCTGTCGGCTGTCGGGAAATCGTTCTTGTACATGGAGCCACGCCAGAATTGACGTTCAGCTTCATAAACCGATTCTTGCATAGGGTCGTTAACCATAGTTTTTTTACTATAACACCCCGATGAGGAAACGTCTACTTTTTCTGTTCAGGCTTACCGGTCGGTCGCTCAATCTTGAAATCTTCAGGAGAGTCAGACTCGACAGGAACCCAAGCATGGCTATATGTGTGCTCAGGAATGTTACGCTGACGAATAACAGTGCCCTGAAGCAAAACCTGAAACTCGTCTTCCGTTGTTGAGAAAAGCGCCATTAGCTCGTCCTGAGTGTACTTTCGGGTACGGATAATTCGCTTCACTAGCCTTGACAGGTCTTTAGTGATGACTTCTGAACGGTATCGGTTAACCTGAACATGGAGAACCATAGCATCAGCTTCATCTAGATCCAGGACCACACACGGCGCAGTTTCAACACCATCAGTATGCAGAACGCTCAACCTGTATTTACCGTCAATAACCTCCATCGTGTCCTTGCGAACAATCAGAGGGTTCAGCAATCCAAAACGGCGGATCGAGTCTGTCAAACTGCGGAAGTCTGAACGAACAAGGTACGTTGTACTGAACTGATAAGGCTTGAGGTCTGCAATAGCAATGTTTTGAATATCCATACTCATAACCTACCTGTTGTCGTCTTGCATGTCAAGAGAGTCAGCATCCATGTCCATCTGATGCTCTGACTCAAGGGCAGCCATACGGATTGCATGGGCACGCGTCTTAGGGCCTACAGGGTTTGGTGCTGTATGCCGGAACTCGTTCAAGAACAAGGTTCTGGCCAAAGCATCAAGAGGGTACGAGTGGGGGTCAATAGCGTGCTTCTGCTTCCACTTGTGAGCAAAAGTCATTGCTTCCTTCTTGAACTCGTCAGTCAACATACAGTAGTCGATCATGTCACGGATGCCGTCCCATCCACGGGCAACGTAGCGGGCAAGGAACTTCTCAGTGTCGAAGTCTTTCCAAAGACGGCGCTGAGCATCAACCCACGGGAAACAATGAAGAAGCTGGTCGTAGAACTCAGGCTCAGTCCAAACCACGTCTTCCAGGCGGCGGGCGGCAACCGAGTGAAGCGGAATGCCGACTCGCTGATTAGCTCCAGACAGGGCAGCATAATCATAAAAGTCACAGTAGTCGGCACCAATGTCGTGGATGTACTTGAAAACGTCGTTGACGCCCCAGTCGTAGATGACCTTAGCGAAGCGCATCGGGATGGCCTTGCTAAGCTTGTAGGGTCGATTGATGTAGTTTTCGTTGAGCTTCTGGACGACAGAACGATAGCGGATCATCGACTCCTGAGCGCGCACGCCAGTAACGAAATATGTCATTCCCTTCTTGCCCTGCATTGTATAGTGGTCGATCGGCTTCTCGATGCCCTTGTAAGGGTCGAGACCGAACGACTCAGCAGTGATAGCGCCTTCAGGGACAGGGCGGAAGAGGCGGCCCTCTTCTTCACGGGCCTTGTCCCAAAGCAGGACAGGCTCACGCAGGCCCAAGGTCCAAACTTCCTGCGCCTGCGGCAGACAGTACCACTCCATGTCAACCCAGTCATAGCTTGCAACTGTGTTGATGTGCTTCTCAATCGACGGCGACAGAAACTCTTCATCACGAAAGATTACCTTGACCGGGCCAAGGTTTCGCTCTTCATGAATCTCACGGGCCAGGTGCAGAACAGCGGTGCTATCCTTACCGCCCGAATATTGGATACAAACGGTATCACCAATATCGTAAACGTGGCGAAGACGCGCACGTGCAGCATCTACAACGTTTGTTTCTAGGAACATGCGGCGCCTAGGCACGATCAGGCCTCCGAGTGTGCAGCAATGAACTCGCTAATCATCTCAGCAGAAGTGTCGCCTTCGTAAACAGACGACTCCTTGAGGAAGCGAAGGAAACGATACCACTGACTTTGCTGCTCGGCAGTATCAAACACGATAGTGTACTGGATCTTAACATTACGGGTTGGTTCGACAACAGCCGTAGAACCCTGCGTAAGGATCTCATCATCCGATAGATCGCTTTGAACCTTTACTGGCTCGGGAGACGGCTCAGCCGAAGCTTCACCACCAGAAGCGTCCATAGGATTAGCTGGAGTAGGAGTAGTGTCAGGGGCAATAATCGTCGGCGCCTCCCAACCAACTCCGTTGTCTGTAGTGACCGCAGCCATCGTGGTAGCTTCGATAACGTCTTCCATAGCGGCCATAGCAAAGTCGTCCCAGCCAACAGCGTCCATAACATCAGCAGCGGCACCGTCTGCCGCCTTGATAAGCTCGTACTGAAGCTCATCGTCAATACCACCAACGGTATGCCAATGGTTGTCAAGGGCGGCGAATGCAAGTGCCTGCTCTTCAGAAAGGTTTTCGTGGACAGCCGCAGCGATATGGGTCCATCCAAGAACGTCACGGGCAGCACGAAGCTGATGGTTACCAGCCAGCACCACAATCTCCCCGCCATCGCCACGGGTAGCAACGATCGGGCTAAGCTGACCGAACTCTCGATACGACTTAGCAATAGCTTCAACATCAGACTTACGAGGGTTGCCAGGCAAATGCTCTAGCGTGGTAATGTCAACCAACAAATTCGTAAGCTCGTCCGGCACGTTATGAATCACGACTGTGCCCTAACGTTAGCTGCTAGAGTTCGTAGTGAGTCGAGTGCAGTGCGGATAGTATGCAGCTTCTCACGCTTAGCCTTCATAACGGCTTCAGCAACTTGCGACTCCATGTGCTGCTCAGCAGTACGATAACCGGCGTGAGCTTCACGCTCCTTCACCGGCCCTTCCGCACGAAGATACTCGCTGTGCCACGCACGCTTATACTCGGCTTCCTTCTTAGCATGATCAATCGACAACGCTTCGAAAGCCTCGGTTTCGTTCTCCAAGCTGGACGTAAGCGCGACAATACGCTCCTCAACCTCAACCTGGCTGATCGGAGCGTTGCGGCCCTGAGACTGCTGATTATTCCACTTATCCCAACTAGTATTCATACGGGTATCCTATTCAAAATCTGGCAAACTGTCAAGAGCTGCTTTTAGTCGAACGGCCTCTTCTTCCCAGTCAACCTTCACTCCGGGAACCCCACGTTCCAACAAGTCATCCAAATGGTCTTTACCAAGCTCTTCCTCAATCCACCGTGCCCACACCAGCGGGTTCTTAGACTGCTTCCAGTGGCAGCTAGCGCACAAAGCCACGGCGTTGCGCTCGTCTGTTCTCGTGGCAGAAACTGAACGGGAAATGATGTGCGCGCACTGGATCTGCTTGCCGTCGTCACGATGAACACCGCACCAACGGCATCGAAACCCGTCTCTGGTACGAACAAGAAGAGAATGAAGTTTTGTTGCTTTGGCCTTTGCGGCCTTACCATAGTTAGCAGCCATGCTACTAGACTATGCGATTATCACCTAACGTAGCTTGGAATGAAGGGAGCACCCGCAAGGATCGCCATGCGTAGATACCGTGCCTCTTTAATAACTTCGTCAGTGTAAGCAAAGCCAGGCACATACAGCCCAAGCAGCTTTGCAACGTCTCGATCTTCATCAACACGCGCATGACAGCGCCTGCAAACAGCCAGACAAATCGACTCATCAAGAATATCGCCGCCTTGACTACGAAGAACAATCTCGTGGACCTCACTGGAATCGTTCACTTGTCCCAGATTTGCGAAATTAAACATGTTGTATAGGTCGCAAGCTTCGCAATGTGGGCGCCTTTTCAGAAGGTCAGCTACCAGCTTTCGCCGCTCAACATACTTATCAGTAGTCTTTTTCGACCGAGCATTAACGCCTTTAGACGTTTTAAGCTGCGTACGAGCTTCCAGACCTTTGTTAGCCTTCAATGGCTTATTCTGCGACAAACCTTTCCTGCCGCTCAATCCCTTTTTGGCCTGCAAACTTTTCTTTGCTTGCAACCCTTTCTTAGCGCGTAAGGGCTTACGGCGCTCCATCAGAAGTCCGAGTGTTGCAGAGCCTGAAGAGCCAGGCCCTCCAGCTTAGCGGCACCAATGCGGACGTCGTAAGTATGACGGACCTTTTCCTGAGCGGCGACTCCGTGGAACTCACGATAATCTGCATCGTTGACGAGAGCCTTGAGGTGCTTAATCCAGTGCTTTGCCTTGTTGTCATAAGCGATAAAGCCGACGCCCTGCTCTTCGTTGAAACGGATGTACTCGGGTGCCGGAGCTGCAACGAACGGTAGACCAGCGGCACTGTACTCAAGTCCCTTGATAAAGGACTTGGCGGCGTTGAACTCGGCGTCGTGCTTCAGAGGCACAACGCCAACATCAAACAAGAAGTTCTTGGCGTATTCGCTTGAAGCGCAAAGTGGGGAAGTGCTTACGTTAACATGCTCGCCAATTACACCGGTCAACGGAACAATATCCACGTGGCCGATGTGGTGCCAGTTGAACATACCGGCCCACGACTTGACGCAATCAAGGTCAACTGTCTTCATACCAACAGATCCGGTCCATCCAATACGTACACCGTCCCACTCTTCCATGTCCTTGCGGGCCTGAGCAAAACGGTCAACATCAACATGGTTTTCGATCTGCACAACGAAGTCGTTGATCTGCCCCATCTTCTCAGTGAGGTGAGGCGTGGAGGTAACGATCAGGTTACTGTTGGCAAGTGCCTCAGCGTAGAAGTTGATGTTGGACTCCGGGTTCTTCGATGGGTGAGTGTGCCAGTACGCACTATTCCACTTTGGGATCGCCCAGAAGTCATCGTCAATGTCCTGAATGATGATCTGACCGTTGGAGCGTGCGATAGCGATCTGCTCACCGATACCACGGTCCATGATGCGCTGAATGAAGATCACGGGGATGTCGAAGTCGTAGCGCTCATCGCTGTCATCGTAAGAGCCGATGTCCCAACCGCACTCGGTGTCAACACCGAAGATCTGCTTCTTAGAGTTCCAGACGGGAGAGCCATGCACAGGAGTGATCTGCTGCATGTACGGCAAGTATTGACCGAAACGAATCCAGTTCGAACCGCCCATGGCAGGCATGTCAAGCTGTTCATCTCGGACGTTCTTTGACCAGTCTACTGTCGCAAATCCTATCTTCATGATTCTCCTAGAAATTAAACTCGCCGTCGATAGCAGCCCACAACGCCTTGTCAACATTATCAGGATCGACTTTTTGGCTACGATGTTCTGCAATCGCTGCCTTTAGAAATTTTACATAATGGTGATCACTGTTGTCAATGCCGACACGACGCTGAACCTCAGACTTGCGAAGAGCAGTCCAAGTAATTTCGTGGCGTACCTTCGTCAGGTTTTGATAGACCGACCAATCCTCATCGGGGTCGATACCTTTCTCTGTCCAAAAACTGACGGCCTCTGCAAGCTTCTCTTCTTTGCGCTGCAACTCCATAATCCGCACGTCAAGCTCACTAAGCCAACGGTCTGGTGAAGCAACCAACGCAGGCGGAGGCGTGTGTCCTCCATAAGCTGCTGTAGGGTCAATAGCAGCCTTGGACCGGGCTTCAACATCACCGATCACAAGGTCACGCATCACGAACCTCCGAAGGCCGGACAGTACGGCTTATGATCGCACCAGTTACACAACGGCCCGGTGCGCGTCTCGAAATCTTCATCCGAACAGCTAGCAACCATCTCGTCCCAAGCGTTAGCCACATCATTAGCGACAGACTGTCGAAGTTCCGACGTTGGTTCGTAAGAGACGACCTTGCCTTCCTTCACATAAAGAAGATCCATGCGACCGGCTTCAAGCCCGGTCTGCTTCTCCAGCAGGTCGGCGTAAATCATAATCTGAAGCTTCTTGTCACGGCTGTACTGCGGCTTGGGTACCTTACCCGACTTGTAGTCCTGCACAATGATCTTACCGTCTTCCATGATCCAACGGTCAACGATGCCATACAACGGAACACCTTCGATCAGGCCCTGAACTTCTACTTCAAGACCCATCGGCTCAATCTGCTTTGGGTCCTCCATTTGGAAGTAGTTTTCCACGCACCACCAAGAAGACCACATGAACTTAGACATATCGCCACCAGAAACAGGCTGAGCCTTCTCAGCCCAACGCTGGTTCCACAGTTCACGAGAAAGGTTTTTAGCTACTTCGATAGTTCGATGTTCTGGCTCAAGCTTCAGCAGCTCTTCCAAAATCTCATGGACAAAAGACCCGCGCACAGTCGCCTCAGTGTCTGCCGAACGGATCTTGTCAATCTTCTCAAACTTGAAACGTTGCGGACACTGAATGAATGTCGATAGGCTCGACGGCGAAAAGTAAGCGGGTACGTCGTACATCAGGCTTGTAGCTCCGCAGTAGAACCGACACCATTGTCGGCGTACTCCTGAGCCATAGCCTTAAGCTCAGTAAGGTGCTCTGCGCGCATGTCGTTCCAGCTAGCACCCAATTCTTGAGCGCGCTGCTTCACAGCACCCGCAATAACCGAGTTAGCTTCCTTCATCGCAGCAATAAATGCCTGAAGCTCAGCAGCATCCGCACGCTCGACAGTAAGGTCAGCAGCCATAGCGATAGCTTCCTCGCTGCGGCTAAGGTGCAGGCCAACACCAAGCGCCTGAGCAGCCTTCTTGAGAGCCTCGGACGTGGCGGACTTCCAGCCGTCAGCGTAATCCATTCCCGGCTTAGAAGTATTGTACCCGCCAATGCCATCACGGGCACACTGCTGGCCGTCAATCGTGGCGACGAGGCGAACGTGAGTCATGGCCCAAACCTCGGTGCCGTACTTCGACTCGTGCGTGTCAGTCCAGCGCGCTTCCACGGTGTACGACCAACCGGCAGTACCAAGAACGTCGTTGAGCCGAGTGATAACCTCGGCCACAGGAACATAGGTAAGCCGACGGCCTGCTTTTGGCAACTCCTGGCAAACCTCTGCGGGAAACTCGATGTTAAGCTTTTCTTGTTGAGTAGTCATGTTCACTTCCTTTTGATAACGAGATTAGTCTTTGGTTCACTGACTTCACAGTAGTTGTCAGCCGTAAGATCAAGATCCTTGAGAGCACCGACACGCCAATACGAGACGGCTGCATACTTGAGGATCTCCTGGATCATCTGCTCCGTAGTCATAAGAACCTCACCTGTAGTGAGATCAACTGAAGAGTCGTGGATGCGCTTAGCAACTACCGAAGCGAGCCGCTCATGATCCCAAGCCTTGCGAGATGAACCCGCCTTGATTTCAACCGAACCGCCCTCAACCTCAATAGGATCGGGCGTGTACTCAAGCTGACTGATCGCATCAGACGACAGGATCGCAAACACGTCCTTCATCGCA